TAAATTAAGCTGCGTACCTTCGATGGTAAAAAATATCTTTGCAAACAGCGGAGTTTTACTATGACAAAACTCTCTTTAGCTAAGGCAGGTTTTAAAACCTTCTATTGTTATCTGAGCTTTGATCACTTACGTTACAAAATCAGCGTACTTGGCAAGAAAAACGGAATAACGTTTTGCAGCGTTCCGCATCTTCAAAGCTATGACGATTTAGCTCGATACGCTAAAACTGTAAGCTCTATAACCGATACGACAGTTTTAATGACTAAAATACTTTACCCTCGTTGATGTCTCTACATCGGCTTGGAATACTATGTCATTAAACCGGATAGAATCGAACAGCTAACTAACATTATTAAAAACGCGAAAAAAGGTAACGATATTAAGACAGTCATTAAACTCTTTTTCATTAATAACGGATACAAGATAAGCGAGATGACAAACACATGATGATAGAAGAATTGAGAAAAGAATTAGAGGCGTTAAGGCTTACGCCTCTATTTGGTTCAATAAGAGTACCAAGCGTACAAAGAAGCTTTACGCTGTTGGCAAGGCAGGAAAATTTTTATTTTATTGGATATGATAAAACATATCGAGACGATAGAACGATTAAACGGTATTACGAAGCTATAAAAGAAATCATTCCGGATTTTATTTTTATCACTCAGAATCAAAACAACAATATCGTTGGCTATTACTATATAGATGATAGGATAGGCTTAAGAGTGCTATACACTCAACCGCTTATATCGTCTATAAAATCTATTGAAACGGTAGGTATTAGAAACACAAAAGGCATCATTACGAACGGTTTTTTAGACTTCGGCCAGCCGCTTAAAACTTAATACCGTTCCGGCGAGGCTTCACATCATTGAATATCCTATCTTTCTGTCTGTTTTTGATCTTATCCGGAGCGTTTACCTGCATTACTAATATGCGCAGACAATGAGCTGCGGAGGCCTCGCAACTGGTATCCGGTGCATCGACTTCTTTTTCAGCGTGAGACGTTACGTTTCGCTGCGTGAGTAACGGTAGAGTGCGAATAGTGTTATAACATGATTTTCCTAAAAACTTTAGCTTATTCGCATCTTTACCGCTGTCTAAATACTCTCTAAGCAAACGCCATCCGGTAAGCCTATCTTTCGAAGCTTTAACGAAGCTTAACCCTTCTTTTGAGAATTCATAAAGTAACAAATCATCGCTTTGCACCTCTTTAGCGTTCTCAGAGTAATTCACATCGCCTAACTCCGAACCTGCGTAGCACTCCGTAACCTTAACCCCGTATTGCATCTCTATTGCTCGCACTCTATCAACAAAAGGCTTTACGCCTATCCAATGACCGTAAAACTCGCCTAATACAAGGAACCTACCGGACGAATGAAGCGCCGAAATGAGTAAACATGACGGTTTAGTTGGACTGTAATAAAAAGACGCTGCGAATTTGATCTCAGCTTTCATATGAATAGAAAAAGCTCCATTGAATATATGGCTTTTTATCCGGAGTTTAGGTAAAAACAACGCTTCGGAGTCTGCGAACGTTAAAGCGCATGACCAAAACCTATCCGGCGACCAGCCTATAAGCTTCTTTACATCATCGCCTTTACTTATCCTTATCTTACCGTTTTCTCGCCAGTACTCCCACGCGAGACACTCTATTTCTAATTCTTTCGAATAAGGCAAGGCGCTATCAGGTAGTTTAAGCCATTGCGCGAAACGCCATGCTATTAAGTCGCGAATACGATAAAAATTACCCTCTCTCATAGCTACGTGAGCCGGTACAGACTCTGAAACCATGACACCTGATGCGTTGATACCATCAAAACGTAAATTAGGCGCTACGGTCGAACCAAGACCGGAGGCATCAACGAATATTTCGTCACTTTCAACATCTTCACAAATCTCTTTCGCGTACCTCGTACCGATAGCCGGATTGACGCCTTTCCATGACTTTACGTAACTCAAGACGTTGCGTAACCTATGATAAATCATAGACATATCGTTACCCTCACCAGCAACATCGAATCCTAAGCGTCCGGCCTTCCTCTCCGGTAGCTCACCATCTTTTTCGAGCTTCTCGTAATTGTCAAAGCAGCGTTTCAAGTCTACTCGACTAATAAGCTGTTGTTCAGATTGCGCAGGAAATCGAGCTAAAACCTTGTAATAAAACTCGTTATCAGTCACGCGCCGAGGGCCGGACGGCATCGGAGGGAATTCACCATCACCACTTTCAGTCACGCACGTTTTACCGACTAAAAATTCCGGTACTTCATAACACTCATGATCATAAGCCTCGTCATTACGGAGCAACCGTGACATGGTATTCATACGCTGCAGCGTTATCTCTCTTGTTACAGCTCCGGCGATAACGTCACGGCCCTCAATAACGTTTGGATGATCAAAAGCTGTTATTCTAATGACGTTAGCTCGCTTATTATTGATATATCTCTTTGATACTGGATTCGCTGCGCGGCGTGCGTTAAAGAATATCATTAATCGAGCGATACCACCGGATAAACAAGAATCAATACCTTTATACGGATCCTCAGGTATACCGTCGCCCTCGTCCGCGATAAAGCCAATCATAGGCGCGTGTTTACCCGATGTGCGCGCCTCAGCATCTTCATTTGAAGAAGGTATGGTGATACCCTTCAAAAGCTGGTCGCCATTTATGGCGGTCATGTCCCGCGTTACATCTACATTTTTAAACCCGTCCGGAGCACGCCGCATTGCGCGTGATATTTCCTTCCAAAGAATAAACTTAAGATTTGACTCCGGAGGCGCGGCCAAAGCGTAAACCTCTGCGCCTTCATAGATGCAAAACGCCGCACGTGCTATGCAACCTCCGGTAAATGATTTTCCTATTCCGTTAGCCGAAATAACTACCGTTATTTGATTCTTGTCCCATGAATGAAATATTGGTTCAAGGCACTCCGGAATATATTCGCCGCAAACGTTACGAGTAAAGTCAAGCGACTTGAATTCATACTCTTTAAAAAGCTTAAGAGCTTTCGTTTTTTCTTTTTTCTTTTTTATCGCCTCTATGCGTTTCTTTAACCCAACGAACGCATTTACGCGGAGTTGCGGAGGTAGCTGATTTATTAGTTGTAAAGCTTGCGCGGCGTTAGCCATAAAAATTTTTATCCGGAATAGTGATTTTTCTGTTGACTTTTAAAAGTAAAAACGGTATCTTTGTTTGTCAATTAAATCAATACTCACTTCAACGGGAAAAAACATCATGAAATTTTCAGGAACTACAACAGGTCGCTTCTATTCAACACTTACTCAAGATAAAGAAGCAATCAAAACCGCCGCTGCCAATCGCCCTTATTACAAAGAAGAACGCTATATAGCGTCTGCTACCGAAAAAATAGACGAAAATACTTATTACTCACCCCGCTTCTATGACGCCTCGAATTACAATTACACCGGCGTTTTTCTTTTAGAAGATGATGAGGTTTATTTTATCGCTGTTGACAAAGATGGTAATGAGTTTGAAACGAATGACGAGCCGGAATTTGTTATTGACTTAACGAAAAACAAATCAGTCACTCAATTTGAAATGCACTGTAGAACCAATGGTATCTTGACACCGGAGGCGGACATTTTTCACATCTCAAATATCGTAAAGCTCCATGAGCACTTTGACAAACTTTCAGTGTATGAGCTTTTTGAGATTAAGCTCTATTACGAGCGTAACGTGAGACTTGCACCGGACATGCGCATTATCCTGGAACTTGCAACGGTATACTATGAAAAAGCGGCGGAGGCAATCCGTATGCGAATCTTAAGAGGCGTTTCGCTTGCCGATATAAACAGCCTATCCGGAAAAGAGTATCGGTTTTTTCGCAAGGATCTTATGGCTGTGATCACGGGAACGCGCTTGCCAATCGCTAAATGCGGTATCACGGCGCTTGAAGAAACGCTGCTGTACATTGCCGGATTAAGCGAACGCCGCTTTGAAATCCCCAAACATAAAGACGATGCACTCCGGAATTGGCTTAAAAAACCTGTCACACAGATAAAAGAGAACTATATGCAGTTAACCGTTAAAGAATTTGAAAATCACATTTACTTTAACGCTATTGTGGTTGTATCCGCTACCGATATTTTTGACTACGGTATTTTAGGAACGCGAACGACTTTCAACAGTTTTGAACTATTAAAGTCTTACGTCTCTACTCTTACGCCTATGAAGCTACGCACTTTAAAAAATTATTATGAAGCTTTACAGGAACCATCTACCGCAGCGAAAAAAGTCTTAGAAGTTGTTAAAGAGGCTTACGCAGCGTTTGAAGCTAACAAACCGCCTAAGCCTACTTATGTGTAGCTTCTTTATCGCTTAACTCAACAATCTTTTCCGCTAAATCATCAAGTGAATCAAAGCCGAGTTTGGATAGTATTTCATTCACGGCTTGATCACTTTTTGATTCTACTTCTATTTTAGATAAACTCTTCCAACCGAATTGACGCTCCGCAGCGAATTTAACAAGGCCAGCGTCTAATTGTCCTACTAAACCGCCTACTTGTTGCTTCCACTGAATGTACTCTTTAGCACGCCTTACGACTTCGAAAAAACCATCACGTTCCTCGTAGTTGGTGATCGTTTCAGAATCACAGTCAAGAAAATATGCAAGACCGGCAAGTGTCGGAGGTTCTTCAACAGTAACAACATAATCCTTACCTGAAGTCTTCTCAAGCATCGTACCCTTACACTTCTCAAAATACGCATTTATTTTTTCTTGTAGTATCTGAGGCGTTGCGAATTTTAACGGACGTCCTCCGCGTGATCTATCTTTGAGTTTACCTTGTGCCATGTCTTAACCTTCCTATCATAGTTTGGATTTTAAGTTATATAAAATCTAAACGAAGTTAACATCGAAATTTCTTTACAATAAAGTAGTTTTCGCTCCGCTCCAGTGCGTAAGATTGTTACAAAAACAAAAAGCCCTCGTCTCAAAGCAAGCGCGTTGTGAATTCGTCTTACTCGCAATGATAGAGGGCTTTCTATTGTGATTTTAACTCTCCTCCTAAGAGAGTCAAATCAACTACAGTATAACAATGCTACTAACAAAGTCAAGTAAAAACAAAAAAGCCTTATCGCAATGATAAGGCTTCTTATTGTGAAAGCATTTATAACCTGTTATTTTGCCCTTCAGGCATTAAGCAAAATAGGTTTATCCTAAATCACACCAAGTTTATTAGGAGATTCAACATAACTATTTTAGTATTAAAAGTCAATATAAAAGTAAAAAAAAAGCCCGTTCACGGGGTTTCGCAAACGAGCTTTCTGTTTTATCAGATCAATGACAGATCAAAATGAGTAATCTATTTTGACAAATCTAAGGATAGAAGAATATAACACAAATTCGCGTATATAAAATAAAAGGCTTTGTAACAATCACGTTATCAAAGCCTTTTACCTCAAGCGAAATAATTATCACCTGATTGAAGGAACCGCTATTTTTTTGATGTTATCTCTAACATTAGCTTTTCAACTAAGTTACCCGCTGCGATCGTGACTGGGAAAC